TTTGGAGCCTTCCCGGGTGCATTAAGGTTTTAATGTGATAGAGTTTTTAGAAGAAATACAGAAACATTTTGAAGAGTGCTATCCCCGAGAAGGTTGTGGTTTAATAGGAGTTGTAAAAGGAGAGAAAAAATGGTTTCCTTGTACAAATGTAGCAACGCATGAAGATGACTTTGTTATTGACTCCAAAGAGTTTATATCAATTTCTCAAAAAGCAGATATTATAGCCACCGTTCATAGCCATCCAGATGAAAGCTGTAAACCTAGTGAGTCAGATATTAAATATTGTAATGCCACAGGTTTAATCTATTATATTTTTAGCTATCCGGGAATGGAGCTTCATGTTCAAAAGCCAGAGAAACAGAACAAGCCTTTGTATGGTAGAGACTATGAATTTGGTGTAAATGATTGTTTTGAAGCGGCAAGAGATTATTATATTTCAAAAGATTTACCTATTCCTTCTAGACCTCTATTTGAGGACAATTGGTGGGAAAAAGATTTGGATTATTTTACAGACAAATATATTGCTACATGGAACTTTAAAAGAGTAGAAGGGAACATGGAGCCTGGGGATTTACTTATTTTTACAATTCAAGCCGCTGTAGGAAACCATTGCGGCGTTTATTTAGGAGATGATGTATTTTATCATCATGCGGAAAACAGATTATCATGCAGAGAGAATTTATATCCTTTTTGGAAAAAACATATAACAGGAGTATATCGTTATGATGCGTAATGTATATTTACAAGGAGAACTAGGTGAGCGTTTCGGCTCAAAGTTTACTATGTCGGCAAACACTAGAGCGGATATTTTTAGATGTATTAATGCGAATAGACCCGAGTTTAGAAACTATCTTGTAGACTGCCATGAAAATAATATTGATTTTATAGTGGAGTACCAAGGAGAAACCGCAGATGAAGAAGATTTACTCCTTCCTTTAGAAGAGGGAGATGTCACAATTGCCATTGTGCCTGCTGGATCTAAAAAAGGTCTAGGAAAAATACTTGCAGCCATTGCTATAGTAACTGTTATGTTTATGTTGCCCGGAACTTTTGGCACGACAACTTTTGGGGCCGGAGGCATGGGGCCAGGCTTCGCATCTCTAGCTAATGGTCTCAGCTTCACCGGCATGGTAGCTGGTAGTTTAGCCATTAACTTGGCTTTGACAGGCATAGGAGAGCTTATGGCTCCTGACCCTTCTGTAGATACTGATCAGCCTGAAAACTATACTTTTAACGGAAACCAACAACATATTGCAGTAGGAGATCCAGTACCTTTGCTATACGGAGAGCTACGGGTTCCTGGCAGACCTATTTCTATAGATATTAAAAACGGAACTTATACAAATCCTGCTACTTGGATAGACGGAAATGGAGAGTTAAACACTATTACAGATGAATCAAGAATTGATACAAGCGTGTACGACAGTTGGAGTAATATATAATGTTTAGACTCCCTAGATTACCTTTTTTACCTTTTAATCCCGCAGGACCAGGACTGCCTGGTAATGTACCAGGATCCACACAAACCCTTTCCTCAACTAAATCTGACACCCAAACAGTTATGGTTACAGATTTAATATCTGAAGGACCAATCTTTGGTCTTGTAAACGGGCCGGCCTCTTGTTTTCTAAATAATGATCGAATAATAGAGTTGAATCAGGCATCTCAAGCGGTCTCTAAGACAGGAACAACGATCACTCTTACAAATGGGCAAACATCAGCAACTATTAGTAATTCTTCTTTATCGGGTGCTTTAACAGACGTTTCAGCTTTTCCTACGTTTCATCAATATAAACTTTATCTTAATGTAAAAGGAGGTGTTGAGGACGGCAAGAATGTAACAGCCACTTATAAAAGTAGAAAAGAACAAACACTTACTACTTCATCCAGCTATTTTACTGATGCTATGAGAACCACAGCAGGTGCTAGAGGAGCTCCTTCAGGTATAGTACCTGCCAGGCTTGTAGGTATTTCAGGAACCTCGACAACCCCCGATGGTTTACCTATAGAGGGTTTCATACATTCCAAAATTTCAACCACTGAAGTATTATGGAGAACTGGACAATATGGAGACTCTGTAGATTTTAAAATAGACAATGGTACGTACTCTTTACAAATAGATAAAGTAATAGAAGTTTCTTCAGTTTCTGGAAATAATGTAACCTTGGCTTCCGCATGGACAGGCACCTCAGGTACTTACAGCTTTGATAACTTAGGTGTATATAGTGAAGTGTTTGGAAGTCCTCAAAATTCATATACCTCTCAAAGATATCAAGGTGCTCAAGTGGCTTTTCGTCCCGGAACCCTTTTTCAAACTCCCTTGCCAGGATCAGGAGGGGTTGGATCTACAGCAAAAAGTAATAGTCCAAATATAGAATTAAAAAAAGTAGAAGGTGCTGTAACGCCCACTAACCTACAAGGATCTAGTAATACTGGGTTTAATCTTAGCTCTGCTCAATTAGAGGAAGTAGATACCGTAAGAATAAATATAAATTATCCTTCAGGTCTTAGAGCTATCAGCGGTAAGGGTAATGATAAGACAACTTATATTAGATATAAATATGAAATTTCTTTGTTACAGAACAGTGCTTGGAGTTCCAACATTACTATTCGAAATAACCTTACGCATAGTGGTCTCTTTACAAATGCTGTAACTTTTGAAGAGGAGATTGACTTAGAAAAATATCGTCCCTTTGATGACTTCAAGATAATTATTTCTAGACTTGATTCTGACGATGATCCCGGTTTTAAGAGCGCAGGGCAGACTTATCACGACTGGACAAATGTATCTGCGTCAAGAGTTTCAACAGTAACTTCTATATTAAAAGAAAAGCTGGCATATCCTTATACGTCTCTAGCAAAGGTTCATTTTAGTAGTAAAGAGTTCCAGAATATACCTCAAAGAACATACCACCTTAAAGGTCTTTTAGTTCAAGTACCTTCTAACTATGTAACTAGAGAAGAGGCATCAAATGGGGTGGCAAACTATAATAGAAGTACTTCGACGGGCACTATTCAAAGCGGTTACCAGGACTGGGACGGTAACTTTAGAAGTTCTCTTGTTTATACAAATAATCCTGCATGGATTTTTTATGATATATTGAAAAATAACCGCTACGGTCTTGGAGACTTTATTTCTCCAGATGAAATTGACAAATTCTCTTTATACAGAATCGCAAGATATTGTGACGAACTAGTAGATGATGGGAAGGGAGGCCAAGAGCCTCGCTACACTTTAAATACCTATTTAACAAAGCAGGCAGATGCCTATAAAGTACTAAAAGATTTAAGTACGACCTTTGTAGGTATGTTATATTTCTTAGACGGAAAAATCCTTACTTCTATCGATGCTCCTAGCTCTCCTGTATATACTTTTACAAAAGCAAATGTAATTGATGGAAGTTTTTCTTATGAAAATACAGGATCTAAAACCCGAACCAACCAAGTAGTTGTGCAGTGGAATGATCCAGACAGTAATTACGCTTTACAGCCTCTTATTGTGGAAGATAAGCGGAATATCTCAGAAACAGAAAGAATAATCTCTAGTACTGTTCAAGCTGTTGGTTGCACTTCTGAAGGTCAAGCTACTCGTTACGGTAAGTGGAAACTTTGGACTGCTGCGAATCAACAAGAGATAGTAAGTTTTAGCACAGGAATAAACGGAAGTTATATTACTCCTGGAGATGTTATTAATGTTCAAGATTCAGACAGATATGCCACTCGATATGGGGGCAGAGTTAGTAATACTGGAACACTATCCACAACGGTTATTCCTCTAGACTCTAGTGTAGTTCTTAACTCAGGAAGCACTTATACTTTGGATGTTATTATTGTTGAACCTGCGGCTTTTCTTACTCAGGCGACTTCCGCAGTTATAGGAGGCACTACTTATAATACTGGAGACCTTGTTCCTTCTGTAGATACGGAGGCAGAGTCTTATAATACTAAAGACGATTCGGGAAACCCTGTTTCTTTATCTTGGAAAGATAATTTCCGAACAGAATCTCGAACTGTTTCTACAAGTGCAGGAACAGTAACTTCTCTAACAGTTAGCTCTGCATTTAGCCAAGCACCTTCACGGGAGGATATGTGGGTGCTCACAGAAACCAAAGAAGGTTTAACTGTGGATGGGTCTGCAAAAGAATATAAAGTTTTGGCAATTTCCCAATCAAGTAAAAATACATATGATATTACAGCAGTAGAACATTACAATGTAAAATATTCATCAATTGAAAAAGATTTTACAACATATGTTCCCGAATCTTTAGCTCAAGTTATTAAGCCGACAGATACTGTTCCTGAAGTAATTGACGCAACAGTTTCATTAGTTACCACCGGAACTAATGAAAACCTTAAACTTCGTTGGATTCCTCCTGCCGCTAATGACTATAGTGTTAAAGACGAGGATGGAAATATTACAACTGTAAGCATTTCTGGAAGATATGAATTTTTGCATGGTTTTGAGATTAGTCATAATATTCCAAACTATGACACCCCTCTTCGTGTGGACAAAAATAGAACCGAATTCCTGTTTCAACACATAGAACAGGGAGACTATACTATAGCTATAAGGACTATTAATACTTTGGAGAATAAATCTTCTCCAAAAATTATAGATGTTCAGACCCGACCTGACTTTGAAGATATTTTAGTACGTTATCCTAAAGGTATACCTGTGGGCGGTTCAGCAAGTATTAATACTGCTATAACTTCTGGAGGTATTTTTGGTTTTCAAAACAATGTGTATGGCTATAGACCTCCTCAACCTAACGGAGCACCTTTCTCGAGCACAAGTTCAACCTCGGCAGATTACCAACAAGACTGTAGTGATTTAAGTCAAATAACTTGGACTGCTCAGACCAATAGTGGTGAGTTTATTCATGAGCATCATTATATCTTATTTCAGTCTGATCGTACTTCTAATCCTATGAGGCTGATGAAGTATAATAAGACCCCTTCTCATGGAGTTCCTTATTGGTTTGATGCAGGAACCGGAGCAGAGACTACAGGGCTAACAAATAACTTAACAGGAACAGTTACAAAAGCCGCAAATAGATCTGTAGTTACAGGAACCGGTACTTCTTTTACAACAGAGTTAGCTGTAGGAGCACTTTTTGTGGTGGGCACCGAGGCAGCAATTGTTTCTGTTATTGATAGTGATACAACACTTTATTTAGATACGCCATCTTCTACGGCATATTCTGGTTCTAATTTTAAGACAAATAATTATCACTTTGATTATACAAATGATGCAATAATCGCAAGAGTTTATAAAACTAGTGCAGGTTTTCACTTACAAAGTCTCATTGGACTAGACTCGACTCTTACTCCTCAGCAAGCAATTACACGCACTATATATAGAAAAAATAGCAACGTTATAGATGATGATGTAGGCACCTTTAGTGATCCTCTGGATGGAAATTCTGGTTGGTCTTTAGGTATTCCCGCACTTACGGCAGACGGAGATGTAATATATGCTTCAACTCGTACACTTACGAGTGATGGAAACCCTCCTCAAGATTCTACATGGTCTACTCCGGTTGTATATGCTAAAAACGGTCTTGATGCTTATACTATTGTTTTAACAAATGAATCGCACGTGCTACCTACAACAAGTACAGGTACTGTGACTTATACGGATTCGGGCACAACCATTTCTGTATTTAAAGGAGCTACTGAACTAAATAGTGTAGCAAGCAATCCAACTGCGGGTCAGTTCAGTGTGACCACTTCGGCAACTAATATCACTCCTGGAACGATTACTGTTAATAACAACCCTGCTGTTGTGGCGGATCATAGCAGTATAACAGCTACAAGTGCAACCGTTGACTACACTATTAACTTAGAAGATACGGTTACAGCTATAAGAACACAGAATTTAGTAAAAGCTACTGACGGCTCTACCGGATTAAGAACAGTACACGGAAATCTGTACTATGAAAAAACTGACGCAGGAGCGCCTTCAGCACCTACGGGTACTACTTATACTTTTTCAACAGGAAAAGTTTCTGGAACAGATATCAACGATGCAGGCACAACAAATGTTTGGAAGAATGAACCA